CTTGCCTGGGTTCCTGGATTCAATAATGGGGATGAGCCCAAAAACGTAACGGCGGATGTAGCGAGCGCCGCCGGCCTCGTGACCGTTACCAGCCCGCTGTTCTTTGTGACCGGCACCCAGGCCATCACCGGATGGACTCTTCCGGCCACTTTCGTCGGCGGGACGTTCTGCACCATCCCGGAAGGCGCTTATACCACCACTAACGCCACCAATATCGCCATCGCATCCACGGCTACCGCTGGCAAGCTGCTGTGTTTCACATGGGACACGGCTACTACCAAATGGTATCCGACTTATTGATAAGTCATTTAGAATCAGCAACATGAACTCTTGCTCTGCCATCTTTGATTTGAGCTATCAGGCTTTGGCTTACGCCATATTCATCAGCCAAGGCCTGTTGGCTTTTTGCCGTAGGAAGGCGGGATTTTATCTCTCCAACCTGTTCATCGGTGATCTTCATCCATCGGCGCTTTTTTTGCGTCATGTCGGCGTTGTTATCGGCCAGCGTGCCAAGAAAAAGATGTTCCGGGTTGACGCAAGAAGCATTATCGCAAGCGTGAAGGACATTCAATTGCGGATATTGCCCATTTTCCAAATACCACGATACACGGTGAGCCGATACTGTTCTGCCGCCGTCGTTGATCTTCCCATATCCCTTGGGGAGTTTCCCGGCAGTCCAGATCCAACAATCTCCCTTCGGGCCATGCCCAGGAGTCTTATCAACCTTTGGCCAGAATCGCTCCGCGAGAGAGCCAAGAACATGCTTGCTATGAATAATCATACTAAATGGTATCAGCAGGCAGGAGCATAATCAATTGGAAACCGAAGCCTATAGCCCTTGCGTGATGTACGCACCGGATGGAAAAACCCGGCGCGTGGACTCGCTGCAACTCGAAAAGACTCTTGTGGAAGGGGGATGGGCCAAAACCCCATTCCCCGCTCCGCCTGAGCCCGCTAAACCATTGACCGTCGAGCAGAGGATTGCCGCGCTCGAGGACTTGGTAGCACAGCATGACGCGCTCTTGATGCAACGGCGCGGCGGTAGACCGAAGAAGGAAGAATAGGAGAAAAACATGGAAAACGAACTAGAAGTGCCCGCTCCGGCCCCCACTCCAGTAATAGTGGCTCCGGTCAAAGACAAGCCCAAAACGACAGGCGAAATCGCCGCCGATTCCGTTCGCTGGCCCGTTGTAGTCTCGAAGGATCAGTTCAATGTGGATCATCCGGCGATGGTTACCCGCATCGCTCCCGATGACACGGTGGACATGATCGTTTTCAATCAGAACGGCACCTGTATTGGCCGCTTCGGGGTGAAGAACGGATTCGAGCCCGGTCAGTGGCACACCTACGAGCAGCCGGCGCCGGCTTACACGTCCAAGCAGCTCGCGAACGCCGCGGCCGCAGTCAGCTCCGCACAATCTGAAGTGGAAGCGGCTCAGGATGTGATCGACAACCAGCAGATCCCGACCACCGCGGCCAAGAATCGCCTCGCGGAAGCGCAGGCGCGGTTAGAAGAGGCCAAGCGGCTTCACGGCACCATCAAGGGGGCTTAAGTGAACAGCCAACTTCAGCCCAATGGCGGGATCATCACGCAGGCCAGCCTCAATGTCCTGCAAACCACCGTTTTCGCCACCAACACCAGCGGAAATGTCTGGTACGTGGACCCTCAATCCGGCAACGATAGCAATAACGGAACCCAGCCGGCGCAGGGGACTCAGCAGGGAGTAGGGCCCTTTCAAAGCCTAGCCGCGGCGCTTGCGGCTGCCACAGCGGGGAATAACGACATCGTTTACCTGCTCGCCAAGAGCAACACCGCCAGCCAGACGACGGCGCGCCGCTCCGCGGTATTGGATTGGAACAAGGATCTGGTCCACCTGATCGGGGTCAACGGCGGGCCACTGATCGGGCAGCGCTCGCGAATCTCAAACCTCGCGACGGCTGCTTCCTTCGCCAATCTGTTCAAGGTTTCCGGGAACGGTTGCCTGATTCAGAACATCGAGTTCTTTCAGGGCGCCGGGTCGGATACCTTGGGGACCGCTCAAACCTGCGTCCTGGTTAGCGGCCAGCGTAACACTTTCCGGAACTGCCAGATTTCTGGCATCGGGGATGCCACCAATGACGCATTGGGCTCGAACTCTCTGACCATCACGGGCTCGGAGAACATTTTCCAGCACTGCTACATCGGGCTGGATACCGTAATCCGGGCGACCAGCGTTACCGAAGTGGTTCTTTCCGGCACGCCCACGCGAAACATCTTTGAAGATTGCCATTTTGAAACCTATACATCGGCTTCAACCTTCAAGATGATTACTATCCCGACCGGCGCGGATCGTTTCGTGAAGTTCAAAAACTGCGAGTTCCTGGCGGTTCAGAACATCACTTCAGCGGTCGCTCCCACCGGCCTCATCGGGATCACCACCATGAACGGCCAAGTGCTCATGACTGGCTGCGCCATGTATGGCTTTGCTCAATACGTGACGGCCGATAATGCCTACGTGAAGATGCTGACCTGGGACGGGACCGCCACCAGCCACATCGTAGGCATCGCGCAAAGCGTAGACGCCGCTTAAGGAGGGTTTACGCCTACCTTTGGCGAGATCATTACCGACGCTTTGACGGAGATCAACGCCTTGACTCCGGGCCAGCCTGTAGACGCCAGCGATATGGCGCTCGGGCTGACTCGGGGCAATGCGTTTCTCGACGCCTCTAACGGATCTCCGCTCATGCAATATGTGCGGCGGCTGGATTCCTACGTGTTCGGGGTTACGAAGCAGGCCTATACGATCGGCCGGGGAGCGGGAGCAGACTTCAACGCGGAACGCCCTACCGAAATCCTAGACGCCGCGATCGTCATGACCACGGCGAATCCCAACGTCTATATTCCCCTTACGGTGGTGAATGCGGACGAATGGGCCAATTTCTATGTGCTCAACTACTCGACCAGCATCCCGGCGATTATGTGGTACGAACTCACATATCCCAACGGGACGATTCATCTGCTTGGGACGCCATCACTCGCCAGTTACGAAATCCGGCTGCTCACCAGCCAGCAACTAGGACAGGCGGCGAGCCTTGCGACACAGTTTGTTTTCCCGCCGGGGTACTACGATGCGTTCATGTACTCGCTGGCGGAGCGTCTATGTAATCCTTTTGGGAAAAACGGAGAGATTCCGGCGCGTATCTCGAAGATGGCGCGTGATGCGCGAGCAAGCCTAAAGAGCGGCAATGGTGAGTCGCCGCGGATTACGCTAGATGGGCTTGGGCCTATCGGGATCGGACCATATTATAACTGGCTTTCAAATTCATTGGTTTACCGCTAAATATGACGCCAAGTCGTTCGATTCAGTATGAGCGAGATAGTTTGAACGGAAACTCCGTATCGAGATGCGATTTCCGACTGCTTGAGTTCGCCAGAATTTATGCGAATGCGCTTGTCTCCCGGAGCTGGGCGAAGTGCGCGGATCTCCAGTACCTCTTTCTCGGTGAGGATATGACATCCATGCTTGGACCCGCTTTGTGCCGGCTTGCCGAGAACATCAACCGAATGACGCTGGTTCTCGGATTTTGTCACGTATTCCAGATTATCGAGGCGATTATCGCCAGTAATTCCGTTTTTGTGATTGATCTCTTCTTTGTCCGGGGGGAGAGGACCAATAAAGGCTCGCAGCACCAATTGATGAGCCATCGTGCGCTTACCGCCTATGGGGTAACGAATATATCCACGCGGCATAATCTCGGCTTTAACGACACGACCATAAAGAGAAAGTCGTCCTTCGTTGCTTATCAAATATCCGGGATAGTCCGGAACCTTACGCCACTCCTCGGGGCATTCCATAAAGACCATTCTAGTTGTAATAAGGCTTTCGCGCAATGAAAAAACTGCTTATAGCTCTCGCTTTACTACTGCTCCCGATCAAAGCCGGGGATATCCATACCCGCAAGATAACCGGGGCGGCCGCGACCGTCGCGCTTTCCTCGACTCACATCACGGCGCGCTGGGTGCAGCTTCAGGTTCCCAGCGGCAACGGGGCCAACGTGCTGTTTGGCGACGAAACCACGAGTTCGAGCGTGGGCACCGTTTTAGTGGCCGGATCGGGCCAGATGCTACCGCCGACCTCTCAGGGCGGCTACGATCTCGCGCAAATCTTCACTTATATCGCGAACTCCGACATCGTATATGTGACCTGGGAGACGTTCTAGTGTGCGTACCGGGGAGTCGAACCCTCTACGGTTTTCTGGCCTTGTAAACCGTAACCCGCGTTATTCTTCCGGATTGATGCCATCTCACCTGCACGTTCGCCGCCGTGCTGGGCACGCACGAGGTATAGCATAACATGCCTGATCAACGCTCCTGGGGATTCGTAGGGCCGGCCTATCAGACCCGCGGGTTAACCGCCGATACCCAGCGCATCGTAAACATGTTCCTGGAGAAGGTGGAGTCGCAAGCCAATGCCTCTCCTGGGAATCCTTGGCAATTCCTGATGTCGCCAGGGAAGCAGCTATTCTGTACCTGTACCGATACACCGGTAGCCGCGGTCGCGCCTTCAAATTCCGCGTTCTACGCCACTACAGTAAACCTGTTCTTTGTGGTTTCCGGTTCGACGCTCTACGCGATCACGGCGACTTACAACTCCGGTACGCAGCTCTGGACCGGAACCGCAACCACTATCGGGACGGTTGATAAGCAGGTAATGCCGGGAACCGGCGGCCAGCTATTCCCGGCTCAGATCATCGTCATTCAGCCGAACCAGCTTTTCGTGGTAGCCAACGGTAACGCCTATGTTGCGGCTTACGGAATGGCGCTTTCGACATCTACCAATGCCAATTCAGGCAGCGGATACGCGGTCGGGGATACCGGAACGGTCGATGGTGGTCTGATCCCGGCGCAATACATCGTGACCTCGGTCAACGGAACCGGCGGGGTTACCGGCTACACCATCACTTACAACGGTACTGGGTATACCGTGACCGGGGGGGCATCCACTACCACTTTCGCGGGCGCCCAGCCGGGGAATGGGGATGGTTCCTTTGCTATCACCATCGATACCGTTGCGGCGAACGCCTGGTTAATTCAACAGCAGACCATCCCGGAGTTCAGCGTAGGGAACTTCGTGCGCTCCGCGACGTTCATGGATGGCTACATCATTGTATCGATGGCGCCGAACGCAACAGACCCGCTGCGCCGACAGTTCTTCATATCGGGGCTGCTCGACCCTTGCACCTGGAGCGCGCTGGATTTCAACACCAAGGAAGCCAACTCGGACCCGGTAATTGCGGTGTTCGCGGCTTATGAAATCCTGATCGTGTTCGGTTCCCAGACAATCGAGTTATGGCAGGACTCGCCCAATGCGGCGACGGGGAGCGCGTTCCAACGGCTTCCGGGTGGGGGGGTGATCCAAAACGGGCTGGCGTCCACTTGGGCAGTTTCCATCGTCGAGAAAGCTTCAGGCGGCTCGGTCTGCTGGCTGGGCTCGAGCGGCCGCGGCCAGTACGTCGCATGGGAAATGAGCGGCGCAGTCCCTACCCGAATCTCCAATCACGCGATTGAGAACGCCTGGAGCCTCTACGATGTGGCGGGGGCAAGTGCTTATAGCTACGTTGAAAACGGACATTTCTTCTGGGTGCTGCACTTCCCAATCCCCGATAAAACTTGGGTCTATGATTCCTCGATAGGGCCGCAGATCGGATGGCATGAGCGGGTTTCGGTGGACTCGCAAAATAACTACCATGCCGACATTGGGCGCTATCATGGCTTCTTCCCCGAAATCGGCCACTGCGTCGGGGATTACCTGACCGGGAACCTCTATCTTCAGTCCATGCAGTTCCTTCAGGAGAATTGCACTGGCATCCAGCGCGAGCGCGTTTCCCCGCACGTCGCGACGGGGCTAAACTGGAATTTCTTCAATGAGTATGTTCTGCATTACCTCGCCGGGTTCGTTCCCGCGACAGGCCCCGGCAGTGCTCCGGTCTGCACGCTTGAGCTATCGAATGACGGCGGGATCACATATGGGTC